CGATAATCGTTGTCATGTCCTTACCTGAACGGTGTCGATGCCAGCAGAGATAACAACGCTGCCAGTCAGAGTCTTACCGTAAACGATAGGAACAGGCGTGCCACCACGGCTTGTGTTTTGTACACCAGAAAATGAATACGATTGAGACTTTCGTGGATCCTGTTCAGTATCTGGGCCTTGCGGAGTTGCAGGTACTGGAGAGATAGCTTGAGAAATGCCGGTCAACAAAAGACCTGCACCAATAAAAAACAACGCAGATGATCCATACGCAGCGCCCGTTCCACCAAAAATACCGAGAGCGCCTCCAGCTCCAGCAAAAGCAGTGCCACCAAAACTCACAAACGAAAGAGCAACCAATGCAACGCCAGCAAGAATAGTCAAACCAGCGTTACCACCAGCACCGACAACCACTGGAACGATTTTGATCTCTTCCTGCCCAACAGGGAAATGCAACTCGTCCAGTGTCAATGCACGTTCGCCCACCAGCACTCTGTAATGCTGATCAGCCATGTGTTCTTCTAACGCAGGGAAATTTGCAACTAACATTCGCACTACTTCTGCTGTAGTGCTCAAGTCTGCTTCTAATACAGTTCGACCGACGAACTTGGCGAGCTGCCCGTAAAGTCTGACCTTACGCAACATGACGCAGCCGCCTCCCTGTCACCGATTGTAGCCAGCCACCGTAAATATCTCTACTGCTCAACCGCCCCGCAAGGTGATGTAGCACCATGCCATCACCGATAAATACGGCGCAGTGATTCAAGCCTTTGCCGTTAATCTGCATTAGCAGCAAGTCGCCACGCTCCAGTGGTTCGTTTTCGGCCAACTGGCGGAATCCTGTTGCAGCCCAGGCGCCATCAAACATAGGCGCATTCATGAACAGTTCTGGTGTTGCAGGGCGATCCCAATCGCGCAGCATGATTCCTTGTTCTGCGTACCAGTCACGCGCCAAAGTCCAGCAATCATTGACGGCCCAAGTCCATTGCCTGCCAATCAAGGGAGCCTTGTAACCGCAAGGGCGATACTCGCCCCAGGTTTCAATTCGTGGATTGACAATGTACCAAGGGAGGCCGTGTTTTTCTGCTGAAACTCGATCGGCTTCGCTGGCAACTGGTGCGGTATGCGGATGGCTGTGAACAATGCCGACAATTTCACCAGCATCTGATGCAGCAGCGTAATCCTCAGGATTCAGCACGAACATGCTTTCCATGTTGTGCGCCATGTTCCTACATGGCCAGTACCGCTCACGACCTTTAACGACAACGACCAAACCGACCGACTCCCAAGGATCGCGATCTTTAGCGTCTTGTAATGCAGCGTCGCGCCAAGTCATGCGAAGAAAGTACCAATACCGGGATAGCCGCCAAATGGCAGCTCATTGTTCTCACCAAATCTAGCTTCGCAGCTACTCTGCTTCTTGCCGCAAACATCCTCGAATGAATCAGCTACAAAATTGTCGTTGGCATCAAAGTAATTAGTACCGGTATAACCACATTCAGCAGATCGATACACCCATTGGCAACGACTGATGCACTGACGCTTAGGTGCGCGAACACCTGCAAGGTCAAATGCACTGGCAAGCTCAAACTCCACTAAGTTTCGATTTTCGGTTGACTTGCGGTCAACGTAATAAACCTCAATTGGGAACAAAGCAGTTGGATCGGGCGTGCCGTAAGGATTCCCCGATTCCACAAAGCCGACTGTGAGAACGCCGTCTTGAGTTATCAGGCTGGCTCCACTTTGCGTTGTTAGTTCTGATCCTGGCGTACCAAAATTTGCGTCATCGATATAACGCGCCAAGGTGCGGAGCCGCGTCACCTTGGCACCTTCTAAGCCGTTAGGCAGTGTTGCTAGCAGTGCCGTAATCGTGCTGAAGATGTTGCTGACCCTTAGCGTTGGCCTTGGCAAGCTGCCTTGGCCAGAATACGCAAAACCCTCAGCTTCAATCGGTAGGGCTATGTATGGTATCCCACCAAAGATCAAGTTATTGCCGGTGCCTGGTTTGGTGCCGCTGTGGAAATAGTAAGTCTGGTTTACACCGTGCTGGTTGGCGTTTAGTTCGAGCTGAAATAGCTCAATGATCGCAGTCGGATTGATTCCCTGCAGCTCACCAGTTATCGCCGCACTGGATTCGGTGTCGGTATAACCGACATCCCAGTAACCGGAGACAACGTAAGCCATGTTCAGCTAACTACAGCTTTAATAATTGCAAAGCCAATTACGATTGCTTCAGATAGCGCACCACCAGTGATGTTGCGGACATTGATGCTTGCGGAACCCGATCCAGCCTGAGCGTTCAGAAGATACGACCCAGCGCTGCCTCCGCTGACATGGTTGAGGACAATAATGTCGGTAGCAACGATCTCGGTATTGGTCAGCGTGAAAGTCACGGTTGTGTTGGCAGCAAGCGCTGCTGGGTTCATCTCGATTTGACCGCACTTTTTGCTGAGCGTGACGCCCGTGCTTTTGCTGGTGGCTTGCGTTTCTGTGCCGCCTTCGCCCGCTACGTAACCAGCTTTATCTGTATTGAGGTTGGTGAAGTTGGCATCAACTTCGGTGTGAGTGAGTGGTGAGCCTTTGCCAGCTCTAGTGACGATGGTGCTCATGGTGAAATCCTCTTGGTTGTAGTTTAAGGCTCAAACACCTGTCTGAACGTCGCAGATATTGTCGCTCGATTAGGCGAAGTCAACCTGCGGTCCCATTGCTCACAAACCCACTTGTAAGAGGTCGTATCGTCTGGAGGAATCCAGTCAAACGCAGCGTTATCAGCAGCCCTTGCGTCAAAAAACGCCTCGATGGCATCTGCATCTGAAGTGCTCCTGTAAAGCCACTGCAAAGACCAAGACTTTGGATTTTGATTTAGGCCAAAATAAACCCTTTGCTCGTACCCATCACCGAACTGAGCCTTTCTAATCTTCGGAGCAGAAGACCTTGTTGCCTCAAAGTCTGGGCAGGTGTTTATCCCAAGAGTTGCGTCGTCAAATGATGCCATGATTGCTAAGCAAGAAGCCCTCCAGGTCGTTTCTGTTTAATCAGCTCGGCCTGAACGGCTGCTCCAATTACGTTACCAAGCTGGGTCGCAGATTGATTGTCGCCTTGAGCGCGAGTTCCAGATGCGTCAACATTAACAACAACATCACCAACGGAGCCACCCGAAGCCTGAACCCCAAGCTTGCCTCCTGGCCCCCGCTGCAAGGGAAGAATCGCTTCTGGACCAGCTTCGCCCATGATGCCAAAGCGGCCAACACCGCCGTTTGCGTAGGTAAACATGGTGGGCTTATCAACGATGCCGCCCATGGCGAAGGGGGTGATGCCCCCCATTAGATTTGCAGCGTTCAGCCCTGCATCTGCTGAGCCGCCAGAAAACTTGAAGCCACCGCCACCAGGCAGCACACGAACGACCTGATTCAAAATCGCCATAACGATCATCTTCTGAATGATCTGCGCAGCCATGTCCAAGAAGTACTTAGCCGTATTGCTGAAGAAGTTTGCAAGCGCCTCTTGAGCCGTAGCGCTACCTGTAATAGCACTCATAAATGAATCGGTAAATGCGGTGCCGATTGCATTTGCGGCGCCTGTAACCTGATTGACTGGATCTAAAAGCTCTTCTAAGTCTTTCTTGAGGGCTCTAATGTTTTGAGAAATGCCCTCGGCAAAAGTAGGATCAACAGTCTGCCTATAAAGATCAGTAAGCTCGTCGGCGTTAGGCGTGCCTTGCTCTTCTAACTTCGTCCTGTACCTGGAAATTCTTTCCTGATCGCTTACGAGGCCCAGCTTTTCACGCAAGCTAAATAACTCATCCTGAGAAGCTTTCGCGGCAGCCTTTTGCTCAAGGGCGCGACGCTGGGCTTCATCCGCCAGGGCCCCCTCATACTGGATAAGAAGAAGCTTGTCCTGAATCTCCCTCTTAAGAGCAGCCTCTTGTATTATTGCGGCTTGATTTTCATCGCCAATTGCCTGAGCGACTGCGTCACGATACTCGAACTCATTTTGTGCAGCCTGCTTTGCGAACTCAAGCGATATTTTTTGATTGTTTAGTTCATTTACTCTTGCAAAATTATTTTCAAATTGAGCCTTGCCGATCTCTCTTGAGTTTTCAAGGAGCATCAGCTCAATATCAAGAAGTTTTTCGCCATTCCTTATTGACTCAAGCTGTGATTTGCGCTGCTGCTGCTCTTTAGAGCTGCCCCCCTTTTCGTCTTCGTCTTCCGAGTTAGGACCAGGGAATTCTGTCAACTTTTGCTTTGATGGCATTGGGGCAATCTCGGAACTCAAAATTCGCTGACTTTTTGCAATTTGCAGGTCTATCTCATTCAAATTTCCCTTCAATCTGCCTATCTGACCAAACATCACTCCAAAGATTGTCTTGACTCCGCCTCCGCCATAACCTGCTAGCTCTGCCGCTTTTTCTTCTCTTTTGGCCAGAAGATCTGTCAGGTTTTTCTCTTCTTGCCTTAATCGACTCTGCGCTGCGTCATAAGCAAGACCCCTAAGTGTATTGTCAAACTGTCCCGACTCAAGGCCCTTAAGCAAGTCTTCCTGTCGTTGTCCACTCCGGATGCCATTGAAAAGAAAATCTATTCCAACAGTAATAATCCCAAGGGCGGCAAGCTTTGACATCGTCCCAAGCAGCGCTGCAGATTTCTTATCGGCGACACTGGCCTGAACTGCAGTTTTACTCATCTCAGCCTGCAACATCAAGAACATCGCCTTAACAGACCCGTTCAGTGCAGCAAATGCCTTGAAGGCAAAATTAACTGCGACTATCTTCGCGGCCAAACTTGCTACCGTGCCAATAGCTTCTCTGTTGTCAAAAATAAACTTCATTCCATCGCCTACAGCTTTTGCTGCGTCAACTAATGCTGGCGTAATGTCCGTCAGAAACTCAGCAAAAGCATCCTGGAATTCGGCGCCAATTGGCTGCAACGCTTTGCCTACCTCTTGCCGCATCTTGTCGTAAGCAACCTGAAGTCTTGCGCCCGCCGACTCAGAAGATTTAGCAATTTTTTCCGCCAGCAATCCATATTCATCCCCTAATTCAATCAAGAACTTCATCAAATCATTCAGGCCAACTTCGCCGTCTTGCAACGCTTTTGTAAGCTGCGGGCCTGTCCTACCTGATGCCTCGGCGATTTTATTGAATGTGCCAGGCAACCTTTCAGCGATCTGGTTGATTTCTTCAGCCGAGACTTTACCTTTACTGAAAATCTGAACCAAAGCAGTTACAGCACCCTCTACCTGCTCTGCCCCACCACCAGTCGCAATAATTGCAGAGTTGATATTCTTGAATGCAAGTTCCGCATCAGCAACTCCACCACCAGCGCCTTTTACGGCAGCCGTTAGTCGGGTGATCCCTCGAATCGCAACCTCTTGAGGCACGTTGAGGTCATTGGTGACACTATTTGCTGCTTCTAGCGCACGATTGTATTCTTCTTGCGGTCCAGAGATGCCCTTAAGAGCAATCTTCAGCTTCTCAATCTGAGCTGCATACTCTGCATAGCCGCCAAGCTCTCTCCTAAGCCCACCGACCTGAGCGCCAAGAGCGGCACCAGCAAATGCACCGCCGGGGCCGCCCAGCACAGTGCCGATAGCGCCGCCAAGGAAGCCTTCAGGGCCACCGAAAATACCGCCAGAAATAGTCGCACCGGCTGCTTGGGCAAGCTGACCAGCAGACATTCCACGACCACGGCGGCGCCTGCGATCACGCTTTTCAAGCTCTTTATCAATTAATCGAGACTGCTCGTCGATCGCCTTGTTGACCTTCTCAAAGTCAGCGTCAAGTGGAGACAAAATATCGCTAAGGCTTGAAAGACTTGCGCCAAGTTCTCTAATGTCAGCTGTGCTCCTATCGCTAAGGCGGCCAAAATCAGAAAGGACTTTGTTAAATCGAGCGAAAGATCCGTCGGCACCTCCAGCTCCACCTACACTGCGACCTCCTCCAGATCCAC